AAAGTTACGCCTTTGGAAGGAACAAGGGGAATGACTGGTCGAGCCCTTGGAGCTCTTGGAGTTCTTGGTGCTGGTGCGCCTGGTGCTGGTGCGCCTGGTGCTGGTGCGCCTGGTGCTGGTGCGCCTAGTGCTGGTGTTCCGCCAGACCCTGGAGTTTTTGGAGTACGCGACCCAGAACCAGACCCGCCCGGTCCAGCAGCATTACCGCCAAATTTATTTCCCAAAAAAGTATTATTATAAAATACAGAACCTTTTAAGCCTTTTACTATTTTTTCTGCTGCTGCACTAGATGTTTTATCAACAGCCTTTACAGCCGCTTCAGCAGTTTTGGCTGTAGCCTTTGCAGCCTTTTTCCCCTCGTCGGTCCAACCTAATAATGATTTTACAAATGATGTTGTATCTGTTAAGCCTGTCTTTGCGGTTTTATCAACAACGCTTTTTACAAATTTTGGATCTGTCGGACTAGTCGCCGTCGCAGTAAGTCGATTATTCAATAACTCCTGTATTGGTTGCGACAATCTAATTGCGGATGGATCTGGCATCATCCTGCGTCTGCCAAAAAGACTACTTCTGTAATTGGGGCTACGTTTGTCTTGTTCTAACAAAACATTGTCGCCATATTGAGTTACTTTATTAAACCCCCTAACTGCTCGTGGGTTATCAACAAGTTCTTGAATAGTAATTATTTTACTAGCGACTCCCGATAATTTTTTTATAGCAGAATTTGAGCCAAGAACTATTTTATGGAAAAATGATACAGTGCCACCAAACAGCATTTTAAATATTGCAGTGAATAATTTTATTTGAGGAATCAGGGCAACAAGAAACAAAATTGCGCCAATAATTTTTTTCGTTGCTGGCGACAAATTTTTTACAAAATCTTCAATTTTTTGTATAATTGGCAATATAGCTTTTATTACATCACCAATAACTGGAACAAATTGGCGACTGATGCTCATCAAACTTTCTCTCAATCTATTAAAATTAGTTGCAGTTGTTTTAATCGCCATTGACAATTCGGCTTCCATAATTCTGTTAGCTTCTTCTACACCACCAATTGCTTGCATAAAAATTTCTCGCCCAGACTCTGTTCCAACTTTTGCCAAGTAATCGGAAGTGCCTAAAAATTCTTTTTTAAGCATTTCATTAGTCTCAGCCCCGGCTTGTTGAATAACTTTTGCCCTATCTGTGTACTGTCCGTTTGCTTTCTCTATAGCCGCTCTATGCAAATCTGTTAAATCTATAACTTTTTTAATACTAATTGTTTCCATTCCGGCTTTTTGTAATCTACTATTAACATTTGTTTCTAATCTTTTTGCAATAATAGATTCAGCACTACCGGTTTGGCGAAGAGCGGTTTGAAAAGCTGCCATTTGTTGTAATGCAACTTCCATTCGTGGACCTTGACGAACACCAAAAAGTCTTGCAAAAAATTCTTGAGCGCCCTGTTCACCCTTGGCTTCTTTTAATTTATCATAACCGTCAATAAGTCTTTGAATGCTTCTCATACCGACATCGGCAGCCATATTAAAGTCTGGCCCCAGTGTTTGATTTAATTCTTGAATAATGCCTGTATTTTGTTTTGTCATTGCGACAAGCCTTTGCAACGAAACTTTAATAGAGTTAGCAGACGCTCCAACTTGGAAACCAGCCGCAACCATTGGTGTTAGCAACGCTGCGGTTTCTGTCATTGATAAACCAAATGTTGTTGCTGCGGCAGACACTTCTGGGAATGCGTCGGCAATATCTTTTAATGACAGCGCTGTTTTGTTTTCAATTAAGTTAAATAGAGCCAATTGCCCCTGCACCTCATCTAATACAGCATTCATTTCATCAACATTGGAAATATCAAAAACTATGCCTTGTTTTTGCGCTGCCTCTCTTCTAACACGAACAACGTTTTGATACAAAGATTGAATAAAATTTTGCGATGCAGAAATATCAAGATTGCCAAGTTTTTCTGCAGCTGTTGTAAATTCTGTTAATCTTGCGACTGCATCTGATGACACGCCTAATTCTGCAAAGTCACCAGCGAGGCTTTGCACAAGCACTCTTGAAGTACCAAATTTTCTTGTTATTTGATCAAGATCAGTATTAATTTTTGTAAGTTCAACTTCTAGAAGCCGTGCTCCATCAGCCATCCCAGTAAAATTGTCACCAATAAGTTTTTTCAACCGAACTTGCTCTTGTTCTAATTTAGTAAAACTAAAAAAAGCCGACTTCAATGCCAAAACAAATGGCATTGTTGCGGCTGTCATGTAATAAGCAGAACGCTGGGCTGTTTGCCCAGCAACTTTCATTCTTGAAGCAAATTGTTCAATTGCATTGCTTTTCATTACAGCGGTTAAGCCCTGTACTGAATCATTCATGCCATTAAGATGTTTTCTTGTCTGTTGATAACTGGCTAAAACAGCTGGGGGTAAAGCCCCGGCTGTAGAGGCTCTTGCTTGTGCCGCATTAAGTTCGTTTATTGATCTTGTTGTTTCGTCAGTTGTTACTTTGATTAAATGTAAATTTCTTCGATATTCATTTAAACTATTGCTAACTACACCAGTATTTCTTTTAGTTTGCTCAAGAGCCTTGTTTAATGATGCTTGAGTATCAAAAACTTTTTTAGCAGAAGCAGAAAGGTCGGCTAAATGTTTTGCTAATGAAGAAACGCCAGCACTTAACCCAGTTACCTCACCGGTACCGGTGACAGTAGCATCAATGGTTATCTTAGTTGTTGAATCTCCAGTATCAGACATAATTTAGCCTTAACAATTATCGCATATTGGGTTAATTAAAGCAAAATTATTTTTGTTCTTTTGGAACAGTTTCATATCCAATACCAAAAGTCATATTGTTCAATATGTCGTAAGATTGTGCTTGTCGTGGCGGTTCTGGGTCATACCAGTCCTCGTCAAAATCAACATCTGCGCCTTGTGCGGCGGCAGCAATCTTCATTGATGTGCCTGTTTCATTCATACAAGCACGGTATAGCAAAAATAATTCGTTTAGTGTCAAATATTGTTCTAAGGATTCAATATTGACCCAAGCGCCAGTTCTAACAAAAACTTCTGATTCGTATTTTAGAAGAGGGAGATCTTCCCAGTTTTGGGAAGAAGTTCCCGCCCCCTCTTCTCCTACAAGGAAGGGTCTGACCCCATCGCTGCCGACATAAGTTCACCAAATGAACGCAAGTCAAGCACATCTTCAAGTTTTTCTTTGTTACCACCCAATTCAGGATCAACAGCAGCCAAAGCAATTCCCGCTGCTTCAACCATGATGTCAATATCTGCATCATCAAGAGTGTCTTCGCTTTTAAGGTCTTTAACAACTTTCATAAATTTTCTAAGATTACGAATTGTTAAAGGTTTAATTGTTCTACTTTTACCATCTGCAAACACAATTTCTGTGCCGGCCAGAATGTCTTTATTTTTATCGCTCAAGTTATCCATCCTTTTGTACTAAAAAGGGCTTCGCCCCTTTGGTATTAAGTTTATCACAAAATACAAAGGGGCGAAGCCTTTTGGCTAAATTATATTAATTAAATATTACGTTTGATCTACAATCTTGCCATATTCATAGCCAGTGTCGGCTACGGTTGGCAAAATTCTAAAGCCTACTGCAAACATTGTTGCCTCTGCTCGCTTCATGCTAATCGTTGAAGACTCCATCGAAATGGCGCGCTTCGCATAAAAAGTACGAGTTTTGCCAAGTGCTGCTGTTGAGCCAGGTGCTGTACCTATTACAACGAGTGCCCTTTCTGCTGGGATTACTCCCTGAGTACCAAAATTAAAGGTTTGGGTTGATGCACCGTCTTGTGTTGCAACAACATCGGTACTGTCATAATTCCAAGCCCTTGTAAGATTGAGCAAGGTGCCTTCGGCAAGGGTTGTCTTAACCATTACCTTGACTTTTGATTGAATAATTTTTGCGGCATCGCCAAATTGGTCAATCTCAATGTCAACCATATCTGGTTCCCACGAAATTTCCAATCCGTTTGAAGTTGCGCCAATGTCGCTAAAGTTATTCATCGCTGCAATTGTAGTTGCGTTGGCGTTGTCGCCAATTTTAATTGTTGCTTCACCAACAATAATATTAGAAACTGATACTGCCATATCCTATTTCCTCCTATTTATCCAGGCGGAATATTTTCCGACCTTTCTTGTCTCGCCATTTGGCGATCCTTTCTATATCTTTGGTATCGACCTCGCCTGCGCGCTTGCCTATACCGAGACCTTTATTCCATTCAAACTCATATGTTTTACTGCCGAGTTTAACGACATACCCTGGTGTTTTACCAATGTATGTAATAGTAGTATACTCCATATATTATTATTTTACCATACCCAGTTAAACATTGCAGATTTTAAAGTCTAAATTCATTCTAAACCAACCTTCTTTTTCTAATGGAGCTGCTAAATCAGACCCGGTTTGATAAGAAGATAAAATTCTTGAATTAGACCCTGTAATACCGCCAGATTGTGCTATTTGATCAGCAATCGCAAGTCTTGCAATAATTCTCTCTGCTATTAAAAATAAACGATTTACATCAGTATCAAAAATTGAATATCTAATACCGTCTTTTCTCATCCAATAAGATTCAATACTAGGGGCTAGTGGCTGATAGTAATAAATTACATACGGCGCCGTTTCTCCATTTGTTGCAACAACGGGGAAAAAATTCATCACTTTTCCAGCAATACTGGTAAGTGTTGCATCTGCTTTTAAAGCAGTATTAATGTCATAAACGCTAAGTGCCAAGTGAGCCTCCTACATTTTTAGATACATTATTTACAACATTATTTATTATACAATTTATAATAGATTCTTGTAAGTTCTCATAAGAATCTCCAGTAATTTTTTCATATTTCCATACTTCAATTGAATCTAAATAAATAGACATACTTAAATCTTCATTAGTTGTAATTGTATAATTTGTAAAAATTTTATTATATTGATCAAATATACTTTGCCTTATAAACTGCTCACTTCCCATAAATGCTTCTGCAATTGATGATTGTATTACAATAGGAATTTGATCAATTTTATTAATAAGTGGTTGTAAATTGTGTTGTACTTTAATATTAATCATTACATTTCAACAACCCTTCTAAGGGATACAACAATATGATGTTTTTTACCACTGATCCCAAATTTTGGTTGTATACCAACTATTTCATATTTATTACTATCAATCACAGCATTATTTCTGTCTTTTATATTTTCAAATCTATTGCCATATTCAATATATGTTGAATATTTAATAGGAACAATTGCTTCAAATTTTGGAATACTTTCTTGATACGGAATTAATCTCTTTTCATCTCCCGTTGATGTATTTGTACTTGGAGTTTGAAATTGAAATTTTATATGTGCAATTTGAGAGTATGAGGCGTATTGTTGACCGGCAGCATTTGTAGATGTAGTTTTTTGAAAAATATCTCCATTGTGAGAAAATTTAAAATAGGTTTGAGATGACATTTAAACCACATAATCCATTACAAATAATGTGTAATCCATTAAGAGTACATCTGCATCAATATTGCCGGTTGATTCATAAAAGTTTTGACTAGTTTGAAATTTTAAAACATCCATATCGGCACTATAAATACCATGTCTGCGGTAGATTGAATCCTCAGTCATCATGTCTTCCAAAATTAGATCTGCGGCTTGCTCTACATTATTTGGAACAAATGTCCATCCAAAATCACCTTCAATTTTATAATCATCTTCTTTTTCAAACTTATTAGAAACAACAATAGTATTGATGCTATCTAAAAAAGATTTTTTATATTTAATATAATAAGTAGTATTAAAATTGTGTGGTTCTTTAATTTTTTCTATATTATTAATAGTAGCGTCTGAATAGTTGTGAATAACAACCTGATCTTGATCTCCAAAATTTACAGTGACAACTCTCAGCGTTGTAATTGGTATTGGTAGATGCATAATTTTTTTTCCAGAACCAGCAATTTCAATATATTTATTTGGATAAAAGTCAAAAGATTGACCACAAAAAGTATTTATAATATTCCTAGTTTTTTTTTCTAATTTATCAAACTTATCAAACCAATCAGTTTCTAATTCTGGATGGTCCTCAAAGAACACATCACTACTAACATACGGCGTATAAACATTTATATATTGAGATTGAGTATATGATGTGCCACTTATTGTGTAAGTAAAATCAACTCTATGCCTTCCGGCAGAATTTAAAACATAAACACCGGATGCTTGCTGACCGTAGGTAATTGTATATACGCCTGCGCTTGTTCTTGTAGCATTTGTTGGGCCACTTACTTGTGAGCCAAATTCGTGATATAAATTTGTGGATACAATATTGGACGTAGGATCGCTTGGTAGGGTAAGGGTTAATGTCTTACTTGTATTGATTTTTACATCATCCATAATAACCAATTATAACAGAAAATGCGTTTTAGACCTTAAAAGGTTTGCATGGCTACTGATACTTCTAAGTCAGCAACCTCTGTATCAAGATTTGAATTGGCGATTGCATCTGTTATGTTAAATGAAATAACAGTGTTGCTTGCATCTTTATAAAATAAAATTCCATCAGCATAATTGATTGCCAACTCTCCGTGCTCCAGAGAATTACCAGCTGGGGCAGCGTTAACAGTCCCCGATCTTTTAAGTTTTACAATGTTAGCCATTGTCTCTCCTAATTAAAAACTACCACCATCTACAGTCACATTATCAAGGTTTGTTCCGCTTAATACCGTGGTGCCGGCAATTTTAAAAACTTTTCCTGATAAAAGATTTATATGTTCCGATGATGTCCAAGAATCGGTGGCATCAACCCAGTTAAATGTTTTATCTGTTGCCCCTTTAACTGTAATACCAGCACCATCTGCTGTAACATCTGTTGGGCTGTCAATATTTGCA